GTACTTGATGCAATAACTCCAATGGTCAATACCTTTGTCAAAGATGTCGTGCCAGCCATCCAGAAATTTGCAGATGAAATTGGGCCAAAGTTACAGCCCGTAATTAAATTTCTTGGATCATATATTCAAGATGTATTACTCCCAGCTTTTAAGAGCATTTGGGGATTCATCAATGATTTCTTGATTCCAATATTCTCATCAATTCTTACGCCAGCCATTAACGGATTGCGCGGTGCATTTGAGAAGGTGCAAAAGGCCATCAGCGATAACTCCGAAGAATTAAAGCCATTGCTAAATTTTATGAAAGCAGTGGGAGAATTTGCCAGAGATACTTTAGCTCCAATTATAGGAACGACTCTAAAAGCCGCATTCAGCGTCTTAGGCACAATTATTTCAGTCACGATTTCAGGCTTTGCCAAGATTGTCACAGTCGTCACCAGCGTGATTAATGCCGTCAAGGGATTTATTAAACTTATGACTGATAATCCAGTGACTCGATTCTTTGGCTTGAGTGGAGATAACTCCAAAGGCTTAAAAGCCGGCGGAGCAGAATTTGACCCAAATATCGGCGGCGACGTGGGCGGTGGGTTCCCTACTGGTGGAACCATGGGCGGCAATGATCCGCGAACATTTACCGGCGCACCATTGGGCGCATATTCACCAGCAATGCAAGCTGCAATCCTAAGACGCGAAGAACTAAAAGCTGAGACTGAACGCCTACGCAATGCCAGAGAAGCAGCCGCAACAGCTCGCGCTGGGGTCACTGGCGGGCTTTCAACGGCAGACCGCATCAACATCACAGTTAATGGCGCACTTGATGCAGAGGGAACAGCTCGCACAATTGTGGAGACTTTAAATAATTCATTCTTCCGCGGTACAGGCGGCGCGTCGAATCTGCAAGCAATATGACAGTCTTTAATCCAGTCTGGCGCGTGACTATTGGCGGTGTTCAATATCAGACAGCCATTCTTGCCAATCTAACTATTACATCTGGGCGAACCAATATTTATGAGCAAGCTCAAGCTGGTTACACAAACATTGAACTTATCAATTTGGATCAATCAAATGTGGTCATTGGAATCAATGATTCATTGACCATTGAGTTGCAAGATTCTACAGCTACATTCATCCCAATCTTTGGCGGTTCAGTTGTCGATATTGCAATTTCAGTGGCCGAATTGGGCAATGTAGCTTATGCCCAGCGCATCAGAATTATTGCTCTAGGAGCATTGGCTCGATTGCCAAAAGCTTTGACTAATGGCGTTCTTACCCAGGCCTTTGATGGCACTCAAATTTACAGAGTGCTTCAAGGTGTTTTATTCAATCAATGGCAACAGGTTCCGTCATCTCTGACGTGGGCGACCTATAATCCTACGGAAACTTGGGCAAATGCTCAAAACACTGGACTGGGTGAAATTGACCAGCCGGGCAATTATGAGCTTGCAGCTCGTACATCAGACAGAACCGACGTTTATTCATTGGTTGCAGCTTTAGCAAATAGCGGCGTTGGTTATATTTATGAAAATCCACAGGGGCAAATTTCCTATGCAGATTCGACACACCGCACGACTTATCTTGCAGCCAATGGATATGTCAATCTTTCGGCCAATGATGCCCAAGGAGCTGGCCTTAGTATCCAACAACGCACCGGCGATGTTCGCAATGCCATAACGCTCAAATATGGCACAAATTCAACGTCCGAAGTCAGCGCAACGGATTCAACATCAATTGGCTTATATGGCCAACTTGCCCAAATCTTTACGACAACAGTCAAACATTCAGCCGATGCCCAAGATCAAGCTAATTTTTATTTAGACCTTCGAGCATATCCTCAATATAACTTTAATCAGATTACTTACCAGCTGACAAATCCAGAAATTGATGATGGCGACCGAGATTCACTGATTAACGTGTTCATGGGAATGCCGCTGGCAATTGCCGATTTGCCACTTAATATGTCCGCCGGTACTTATTTGGGATTTGTTGAAGGCTGGACGTTCCAAGCCGAATACAACCAAATTAGCGTTTCGCTTAATCTTTCGCCATTAGCGTTCTCACTTCAAGCCATGAGGTGGAACGACGTGCCGATTGTCGAAACATGGAATTCGGTAATACCTACATTAGACTGGGAACACGCGACGCAGGTCGCATAAGGAGAAAACATGAGCAATCCAACAACGCCGTTCAGTTGGCAAATGCCAACATCGACTGATCTTGTTACCGATTTGCCCGCTGACTTTGAAGTCTTTGGACAAGCCGTTGCGACATCAATGGCTGATTTATTGGGCGGAACAACTGGCCAGATTCTGGCAAAGAATTCAAATACTGACATGGACTTTGTGTGGATTGCTAATGATCAAGGCGACATCACAGATATTACAGCAACAACGCCATTAACAGGCGGCGGGTCATCTGGAGCTGTGACTGTCGGAATCCAAGATGCATTAACTACGCAAAAGGGTGCAGTGCAGCTTTCAGATTCAACATCGACTACATCTTCAATTCTTGCAGCTACTCCGACGGCTGTAAAAGCGGCTTATGATCTAGCGGCTGCGGCTACTCCAAAACTTTTAAGTTTCAACGCCCAGACTGGTACGACTTACACCCTTGTTCTTAGTGATGCAGACAAATTAGTGACTACATCTAACGCCTCAGCCATTACTTTAACAGTGCCACCATCAGTATTTAGTGCCGGGCAACAAATTAACGTCCAAAGTATTGGCGTTGGATTAACTAGTTTCGCAGCCGGTGCAGGTGTCACAATTACATCAACGGGAGCTGCCGCAGCTGCTCCAATCCTTCGAGCTCGTTACTCGGCAGCCACAATTATCTGCACTGCAAGCAATACTTTTACGATTATTGGTGATCTAAGCTAATGAGTCCAATACTAGGCATTTTAGCTAGTGGTATTAGCGCCCATTTAGGCGTTAGTAATATATTGGGTTACATAAATCTTGGTGCGCAAACTGAGCAAGCAACAGTCAATGGCGATTTTACTTATATGGTTGGACAAGTCGCAACAAGCACAGAGGCTTATTTGACGCAATTGAGTGCAACCAAAACTATTAACTGGCAACGCAAACTTAATTCCGCGGGCAGTGACATTGCTCGCGGTGTTGCAACGGATTCATCAGGTAATGTTTATATCAGCGGCATAGCCAACAGCGATGCTTTAATTGCTAAATACAACTCTAGCGGTACTATCCAATGGCAAAACAAGTTTGTGGGTACTGCTACAGAAGGATTTTACAAAACTTTTGTTGATTCATCCAATAATGTTTATGGCTTTGGTGTGCAAAATAGCAACACAGTCATAGTTATTAAATACAATTCAAGCGGCACAATTCAATTTCAAAATCAATATAATTTGACAACCGGGGCTGTTGCCTATGCAGGCAGCGTAGATTCATCAGGAAATGTTTATGTTGCTGGATATTACAATGGTGCGCAAAATGGATTTGTCATGAAAACAAACTCATCTGGAGTAGTCACTTGGACACGAGGCTTAACTGGTGGTGGCGAAGGTCAGGTCAATACGCCAAAAGTAGATTCATCAGGCAATGTTTATGTAGGTTTTACTCAAGCTTCAGGTGGTCGAAAATCAGGCGTTGCAAAATACAACTCAAGCGGTGTAATTCAATGGCAACGTCAAGTCAATCTTGCTTCGGGTGATCCTCTATCAATTGACATTGATTCATCAGGCAATGTTTATGCAATAAGCGTTGGTAATAATTTACTAAAATATAATTCAAGCGGCACTTTACAATGGCAAAGAGTATTTACAGGTACAACTATTGGATTTACGGGTGTTTATTATTCTAATGGAAATATTTATTTAACCGGTTTATTTGATACTAATGGCGGCATCTTTATAGTTAAAGATGATGGATCGGGAACGGGTACTTACACTTTAGGCACTTATAGCATTACCTATGCGGCTGGTTCATTGACAGATACAGCCGGTGGAGCAACAGATTCAGCTGTAACTGTAACGGCAAGCACTGCAAGCGGCACAGGATCAGCAAGCACTCTAACAGATAGCGCAGCTTCTAATACTTTAACAAAGGTGACAATATGATATTTATAAATGCAGAGACTTTGGAATACCCACGCTATGCAGGTGATGTTGCACTTGATCCAACTGCTGATTGGCAACCCGTAACAGAAGTGCCAATGCCAGAAGTTACAGATGATGGACTTATCGCTGTTGAGGTTAAGCCGATTTTTGTTGATGGTCTTTGGGTTCAACAGTTCGATATTAGAGAAATGACAAATGAGGAAATTGCGGAGAGTCAAAGACCAATTAAGTCATTGGTAATCTAAGTGTTGTGTAGTCATAACGGATGGAAAGCATCTAAAGATGCAGCTGAAATCCAGATTATCAGCGTTCCAATCGAGGGAACAAAGGTCAAGGTGCGATGTGCAAAAGGCGTCGCGCCATTGATTGCTGGATTCTGCAAAGAATTTCATGAACTAATTGAACCGATTGATGAAGGTCAGCTCGATGATTGGGGTTATGCGTTCCGTATGGTACGCGGCTCGACTGACACTTTGAGCAATCACAGCTCTGGCACTGCTATTGATCTAAACGCAACGCAACATCCGCTTGGCAAATCTGGCACGTTCCCAGCTGAGAAAGTACCAATGATTAGAGCTTTGGCTAAGAAGTACGGCCTCAAATGGGGTGGAGATTATCGAAACCGAAAAGATGAGATGCACTTCGAAATCGAATTGAGTGAAGCGAAAGTCGCGGCACTTATCGGGAGCTTGAACAAAGGAGACAACTAATGGATCAAGCAAAAGCAATGTTGGCATCGTGGCTGAGAAGCTCAGTCGCTGGCGCATTGGCTGTATGGATGAGCGGCAATCAGAA